TCTGAAGGAGTTTTTAATCTAAATGGTGCATCAACAATAATAAATGCAGTTTCTTTTCTTGCAGTGTTAAGTGCAATCATTTCATCATAAGTTTCAGCATAACCAGGACATGCAATCAAGTTAAAGAATCTTGATTCTGCTCTGATTTCATCGTTGCCTGTAAATGCCGCCTGAAGTGCAGTTACTACAACTTGTCTTTGTGCTTTTCTACCCATGTATGGTGAACCATCTGGTTTGTTACCTGCCGCATTAATCCAAATTGGTCCAATGTCTGTGCTGTTAACAACATAAGATGTTTTGTATTCTTTTACACTATAACCTGATGATCTAGTGTTAAACAACAATGTACCTTCTGCATAGTTGGCTGGATCAATTGCATCTGCATCAAATGATGCGTATGCTGAACCAAAACCTTTGTCTGCATCTGTAGTACCTGCTGGGTTACCTACTGCGTCACCAAACACAATGCCAGAAGCTGATGACTGATCAGTATTATCAATTAAAACCCAACTAGATGAAGTTGTGTTGTATTTGTAAATTTTTGGATATGCTTCTAATTCATTTGAGTCGATCCAAATATCACCGTTTTCAAGTGCTGTACCATCTGACTGTGTAGTTGGCTCTGATGATACCATTTGTAGATCTCTTAAACCTGCCGCTTCACCGTTTGGACCTGTGTTTACTGATCCTGCTGTAGACAAGTCTTTTGAGTTTGCGTATGCAAACCACTTCATAGTACCACCATCATTTTCAGCAATATATAAGTCTGCTGTTAAGTTAGTGTCATACCATAATGTGCCATCTACTGGACTTGAAGTTAGTGCATCTGCAGATGCTTCAAAAGCCAAATCGCTCCAAATTGAAGCCATGTACCATGAATCAGAACCTGAAGCCATATTGTCTGTAAAGCCTAATTGTGCTGTAGTTACACCATCAACTGTTGCCGCTGTTGTTGTGTCTTCTACCCAAATGTTTTTACCATTTGTTCTTTCAAGTTTCAAATACTCTTTCGCACCTGAACTTGCTTCAATTGATGCTTTAACAGTTAATGCCGCTAATGATGAATCATTGTTAATACCTGCAACGATTTCTGCAAGTGTTACATTTGAACCAGCTCCACCAGTTGCTGTAATAGTTACATCTTGGTTACAAATATTAAGTTTAATACCTGTTTGTGAACCAGCCAATGCAATACCAGTTCCTGAAAGATCCGCTGTCCCAGTAGCCGTTGTTGTAGTTGCTGACCCTCTTAATTTGATATTGTATTGTACCTCTGGTGTTGAGTTATTTGCTGTTTGTTTGTATGTTGCATTATCAATTCTATCATTGTCCCAATCTGCATCATTGTCATCATCAAACTGTACGTACAATGAACTTGCCGCAGGTGTTAAGGCTGTAACAGCGTTGTCATCATCAGCATATAAAGGTGCTGATATTGTTGACCATTGACCTGTGCTTGTTGAATAGTATTTTACTACTACATTCGCACCGCCGCCAACTGCTGTTGTTTTGACCCAGATAGAACCTGATACTGAAGCACTTGGAGCCGAACCTGTACCTGGTTGCATAAACACAACCGGTGTACCTGTTTTTGCCGATACCCATGTGTCAGCACCTACTTGATACCATGTTCCTGAAATCTTTTCCCAAAGTTTTGCCGGAGCCGCTGAAGCAACTACAACAAAATCTCCATTGGTACCATAGGTATCTTTTGGTGATTTTTCAGTGTCATCATTTACATTTGATATTGCTGATGAACTTGGTGTATCAAGTAATACTTCTGGAGTAACCTTGCTCCATGATGTACCGTCTGCTTGATATACTCCCCAATCAGTTGATACTGTGTCTAACCAGTAAGTACCATTTGCTGGTGTACCTGCTGGGACTGTTGTTGAGCCTGTAAGTTCTGCTAAGTTTACATCAGCACGAACCACGTATGCTCTATTTGAAATTCCTAAATATGAATATGCGGCTAATAAACCGTATTCATTTCTTTCATCACCTGGTAACATTGTTGAACCAGCTGAATAAAATGTTGGTGTACCGAATGTTGATAACAGTTCTCTCTGTGAACCAATTAGGTAAGGTTTACCCACATTTGCACTTGTAGTACCAATTGCTGTTGAGCCTGTAGAACTTGGATCAGCTTTGTCTTGTGCTGATGCTACTACAAATAATGGTACTGTGCCTTGTGGTGACCCCGCGTAAAATGATTCATCAGTTACTGTAACTGAAACACCCGGTGAAACTAAATCTGGCATTGTAATCTCTCCTTCATAATTGTGGCAACGTTAGTGTTGCCATCATATACTATATTTATTAGAAGTTGGTTAAAAGAGGGTGTTTTAAGCACCAATATTTTCCCCTTTAAAAGGGCAGTAAATACAGTTATGACAGATAATAGACCACTATGTACAAAATGCAAGTCTAGACCTAGAGCCTTTAACTACAAAAAAGGTGATAAGACTTATTATCGTAAAATGTGCGATAAATGTATACGCATAAGCAAAGGCAAAGGTGTTAGTTCTAGTGCTAGTTGGCAACAAAGTGGTTATAAAAAGAAACATATATGTGAAAAATGTGGTTTTAAAGCCAAGCACCCAGCACAGTTAGATGTTTATCACATTGACGGAGATCTACGCAACAGTGCTATCAATAATTTAAAAACTATATGTGCTAACTGTCAAAGAATCATGACCATGGAAGAATTCAAATGGCGCCAAGGTGATTTGATGCCTGACGTTTAGAATGTTTGTGTGATTTTTTTGTCTTTAGAAACTCTTGTTAATACTTTAACTACACTGTTTACTTTATCTGTAAGTTGTTCTAGTGTACCATTGTTTTCAATTATAAAGTCAACTAGTACACCAGTATGATCCCATTCACTTGCATGTATACCAATATCTGACAATTGCTGTATAGCAAACTCGTCGCCTTGCTGTGCTTGTTTAGCCAGTTCTGTCCAGTGTGGATCATCACCACGTTTTACTCTAATGGTAAATCCGCCCATTTGTTTGATAAAAGCAAGTTCGTTTCTAAAACGGCAATCTGTGATAATAGTGGGTTTTTGTCCACTTGCTATGTATCTGTGCTCTAGACTGTCTAGCCAAATTTTAGGATGAAAATGTTCTCTAAACAATTCTGTACCAACAATTTGCAGTGCTAGTCTTGGTGTAAAGTTTTTAATACCTAATTTATTTGCCCAATATGGATCAACACATTCTCTAAAATGTCTGCTGTGATCTGTGTCACCTTCTAGTGTTTTCCTAGGCCAATTAAATATGTTTGCTGTGGCATCTTTTAATGGTGCCGCAAAAGAATCTTTTTTATACTCATGCTGTGATGACAGTATATCTGCTACAGTGTTTTTGCCACTGCCAATCCAACCTACTAATCCAATAATCAATTTACCACCTTAATTTTAACTGTGTTGCAATATCTTCGCTGTTAACTTTTACAGTTAATTCGTCACAACCAGCATCTTCCCAATGCCAGTCTTTTTCATACTTGTAACCAAGCATACCCATGTAGTTGGCTACTCTGGCCACTGCATCCACTTCTCTATAGTTGGCATTAAGAGCACCTCCTTCTACACTGGTGCCTTGTGATTCGCCTATGTAATGGTCTCGTTTGGAAATTTTATCTACATCTAGTGTAACTTCAATCATACTAGTATATTATGCTAATATTAGATTTTTGTCAAGAATATTTTTATTCATTGATGTATAAAATTCTTGCCATTCAGGAAATGTTTCTAAAAAATTTTGATTTCTGGACTTATCTAATTTGCTAGTATAGTCAACAAATTCATTCCATAGTTTTGGTTTTTCTTGATTATCTATCTGCTCGCTTGTATAGAGATTGTTGATAAAATGTAGATATTTTTCTTTTACGCTGGATTTTATCTGTGCTGATGCTGTATAATCTAAGACCATATCAACACTTGCTTGATCTAGTATTCCTACATTCATATGTCTAGGGTAAAACACAGGATTAAAGTTAAATCCTATTTTTTTGTAACTGTATTTTTCCAAAAGTTTAATCATATGTAAACTGTTAAACCAAGACACACTTGATAGAATATTAATTTTAAGCGAACTTTTAATAAAGTGTTCTATGTTGTTTTCTATTTTTTGCCAATCATTTTTTCCACTACGTAGATATCCGTGTGCTGATTCTATTCCATCAATTGATAAACTGATGCTAACATCAGAAAATTGTTCAAGAGTTTTTATTATATTCTTGTTATTGTAGTCCACAAAACTTCCATTGGTGTTTACATTTATTTTTACCTGAGTGTTTCCTACTTTTAATAACTCATCAAGCAAACGATATGTACCCAACATCATTAATGGTTCACCACCTGCTAGTCTAATAAATCTCACATGTGGTAAATGCTGTTGCAGTTGTTCCCATGGAATGTCTGCTTCTATTAGACCCGTTTTATCTGCATGTTTTGGCAATGGTGTTCCTGTAACTAATTCGTGTTCTTTTGCCCAAGAGTTACTGCTGGATATTCCACAGAATCTACAACGATAGTTGCAGAGATTTGAACTGCGGATATCCAAATACTCTAGTTTGAAATCACTGTATGTTCCATCAGTTTTGGTATTTTGTTTGTAGTGATCTACTCTATCATGATAAATTTCGTTAGTGTGCTGTCGTAGACTTTTTACTCCTGCTGACTCTTGGTCCACGCACTGTTGACATGTTGTTGGTGCTTGGCCTTGAAGCATTTGTTTTCTTATTTTTTTAAAAGCATCACTGTTGCCAGCACTGCTGATATCTCCGTTAAATTTACCAGAGTTTTCCAATGCCATACAACAATTCTTGTATGTACCGTCTGTGTTTAGTTTAAAATGATTCCAAGGTAATGTACAAAAAAACATATTATTATTAATTATCTTCTTAACCTCTTAGAGGTTCAATCCAAGTGATATTTCCAGCCGCTTTGACGTTGGGCGAATCGCCTGTGGCTATCAAACTGAGTACATCTGGAGTTGAATCTGATCTGCTCAACTGTAGCTCACGCAACTGTGCCGCTGTGAGCGTACCTGCACTTTTGTTGATCACATAGTTTGTGGCTAATTCTGTACCGTTGGCTGTAACAGCACTGTCTGTGGTACTGACGTCAACTGCACCATTTGTGTGTGTAGCAAATGACAGTGGTGTTGCAAAAGTGGCATTTAATACCAATTTAAATTCAATGTTTTGATTAGAATCTGTAAGCACGTTGATTGATGTAGGTATAACAATGTCATCTAATCTAGCACTATTGAGTTTTATGCTGGCTAGATGATAGTATGTGCCAGTGCTACTCATGGTATAGTAAGTTAAACCTCTGCCTGCCAAATAACTCTTACCTGTTAGACTGTAACCACCTGAGCTAACCACTGTACAACAAATATGTTTTAGTGTGGTAGAACTGGCAACGCCTGCTGAGTTACTGATTTCATATCTCACTGGCAGTGCCGCTGTGGTCATGTAAGTTTCGTCAATTATGTTAGCATGATGAAACTTGTGTGCTACTACAAATGCACCATCTACCACAAATCCCACTCTCACTGATCCTACACCTAACCACTCAATGTCAATGAACAGAATCTGACTTTTGGTAAAATCTAAATCAATACCTGTGGTGCCTGTGCCGTCTAAAGTGTCTATGTTCCAATCTGCTTGGGCTATTCTTGTGTTTACTAAACTGCCACTCACACTGCTACGTTTAACAATGTACATGGTATCACCATCTTTTTCTAGATAAATTCCGTTTTGTGTGCCAAAATACCCCACACGTTGGCAAGTGTTTATTTGATCTGCACCCATACAAAATGTAGCAAATATTTCCAATGCTTTACCTGGTTGGTAAGGAAATACTCTAGTGGTTTCCATAACTGCTTCACTGCCGTTTGTGGTATCCACTGTCATGTTTACCAAACTAGCATCTGCATTGTGAGTTATGGTTGCACCATTTACAGCATTGGTCCAAAACTTGTCGTTCTGTGCATATCTATGCTGACTATCAAACAGTGTTAAAGGCTGTGCTACCTGCTGTCTACCAAATGCATCTACATTACCATTACCACTAATACTTGTACTGCTACCACTAGTGGTACGTACCACTGGTTGTCCAAGAGCATTATACTCCATAGACTTGTGAAGATTTAGTATGTTAGGTTCATCTGGATGAATGTAACTAGTTGAATTTGGATTCTTTACTCCCATTTTTTATTAAACCTTAATTCCTATAAAAATATGATCTACACGTGATGCTGTCCATGTGTTTGTTGCTGTTGCTCCAAAGCCTGTAGTCAGTGCTGATCTAACATTACTGTCAAGAGCACTTGCATCCCATACGGTTAATATCACAATGCTTCCATTAGAAACACTGTTTAATGCATTGGCTAGTGACGTTACTGCTCCAGGATCGCCATAGGTATCATAATTTGCTGTGCTGAGTGTGTTACCATATGTATCTAATACTACCATGTTGTGACCACGAGCGCCAACGTTTAATACTTCAATATCATTAACCACTACACGAGCATTTTGATATCCTGGTACATCAAAAGATGATGAATATACATAAATTTTATTACCACTTGCATATTGTGTTGTTTCAATAGCACTGATTGTGTTGAATTCTTCATATACTGTAAAAGACGATGTTGGTATCCACGGACGGCCACCTACTAACCCTCCTGTGTTTGGATTATCAATTACATCATTGTCATTGTATTGAGTTGGCAATTGTGTTATATCATATGTTGCTCTAGGATGTCCAGCGGCGGCACGTTTACTTGCGGCTAGATCTAATTTGGATTTTTGACGCAACTCTTTGGTTGAAAGTGTTGATATACCGTTAGCCGCCATTGTCTTATCCTATTACAAATGATAGTGGATCACCACCATCTACGTATTTTTGAATTTCATCTTCAAGTCTTTCCATGGCTGTTTGTGCTTCAGCCTTGAGTGCATCACCATTTAGTGTAACACCACCCTGTGCACCAGGCAAAGAAGCAAATTTTGAACGTGCTTCTCCCAGCATCATTTTACACTGTGCAAGTGCATAATCTCTTATCCATGTTTTTGCATACGGGTCATCTAGCAGTGTTTCATCTGTTCTAAGCATATAAACTTGCAATAACAATGTTTCTGCATTTCTTGGGCGTCTAACAATTGTTAATTTTTTAGTTACTGTATCCCAAGTAAAATTAATTTTGTTACCAAACAATCTACCCACAGTTTCTTGATATTGACTGAATGCTTCCCAAGTGGTTAATCCGCCAATTCTACCTGCCTGTAAAAAATACAAGTTAGTGTAGGCAATTTCAAATGGATCAACATCAATACCTGATTGTTGATCAGAGCCCAAAGCACGTCTAAATGTTTCACGCACTTCAATTACTTCTGTTGGTAAAGTATACTCGTTTATGTCTTTTTCTAATCGTAAAAACAGTGTTGCTTCTTCATTGGCATTTGATGATCTTGCTCTGAATCTATCAAACGCCATGTCTAAACCTTGATTGTAGTGTTTGGGATCAAGTTCAACATCAACCATACCATCACCTAGTAGGTTGCGAATATCCTCAATGATCTTGTCTCTGTTTGATTTATCTTTGGCCATATTTAAAATCCTATACTTGTATTTATTGTATTAGTGAAATTCAGAACTAGTACTATATGTATCGTTTTTTATTTACGCAGTAGATTCTAGTTTAAATGCCTATTTAATTGCTTGTAAACCAGGTTTATTTTAGGATCTATTAGAATTTAGAGCAAATATGTATGCTTTTTGTAAATCCAATTTAAAACGCATAACAATAGGAATCGCACATGGTTTTTAGTTGAATAAATACTTGTATAAAAGGATATAGACATGCCACGACTCAGCTTATGGAAACCACAAAAAGGTAACGATTATAATATGATAGACCGTGTGATCCGCGAACATTTTAATGTTGGTGGCACTGGTGTATTCATCCACAAATACCTTGGTCCACATGCTCAAGCAAACACCACAGATTCAACACAACCTGACAATTCTGTAGTGCGTCCCAACAACATACAAGATCTATTATTTTTAGAAAACAGAGATCGCAAGTACGATCCAGATGTGTATGACATGCGTGGTGTATATCAGGTACAAGATTCAGATTTTGATCTAACACAATTTGGTGCGTTTTTATCCAACGATACCATCTATATGACCTTTCATCTAAATGAAATGATCAATATATTGGGTAGAAAATTAATGAGTGGTGATGTATTAGAATTACCTCATCAACGTGATGACACCATGTTAGACATGGCACGTTTAGAATTTACCACAAAGCCAGCAAAAAAATTTAGAAAAGGCGAAACTATAACAGGTGCAACCAGTGGTGTAACCGCAACAGTGGTAAACTACAATCACGATGCAAAAGTTTTGAGAATGGTCACAGACGGTGACTTTACAGTTGGTGAAACTGTAACAGGTACATCAAGTACAGCCGTTGGAGAAGTAGCGGCCTACTATCCAGAAGGTCCACAAGCAATCAACAGATACTATGTTATTGAAGATGCCGCTAGAGGTTCAGAAGGTTATTCACCAACTTGGTATCCACACATTTGGAGAGTTAAGTGTACTCCACTAGTAGACTCACCAGAGTTTTCAGATATACTTGGCACTGGTGAACAAAAAGATGATTTAAGAAATTTAATTTCTACATATCAATCAGAAATTGACATAGGTGATGCAATTGTTAATCAAGCACAAAACGAAGTTCCTAAAAAAGGGTACGAAACAGCACACCTATATGTTAACAAAGCAGATCAATATGTGCCTGGTATGGTTTATGGTCATTGGCAAACCAACACAGCATCATTTAAACTGTATGAATCAACAAACACAAGTTGGCAGGCATTTGATTATTTTGTTGGCGATACTGCTCCCACTTCTAATTACAAAAACGGGGACTATTGGTTAGACACAGCAAACACCAATTGGGGATTATACATTGGAGATGGTACTGCATGGAACAGTCAACCTGTATCAATAGTTGATTCAGCAAACATTGACGGCACTACTAAATCACCTATATCATCTTATGTTCCTTCAAGTGATTATGCTGTAGTAGTTTCAGATAGAACTGTAGGAGCAACACTGTTTAAAAAAGTTTCAAATGGTTCTTGGGTAAAAATTGCCACAGATGCAACCACAACTCAACTGCTAGGTGTTGATGTTTCTATCAACACTAGTGAACCAACAACAAACACTGTGGGTAAAATATGGTGGCAACCAAACACCACAGGTGGCCTAAACATTTCATTTAAAAAATATTCATCTACCACAGACAGTTGGGTGGCCCAAGACGTTACTCTACATTCAAGTCAAGATTCAGCCAACGATGCATTTGGTTTCATGACCAAAGTTGGTGTCCATGCTGGTGATGGTAAACCACCTAACGGTATTCAAATTGCACACACAGGTTCAAGTTTTCCTAATTCATTAAATGACGGTGATTACATACTGCGTACAGATTATGAACCAAATAGATTGTTTAAAAAAGTTGGCAATAGATTTATCAAAATTGAAGATGACTGGCGAGGCACCTACTCTGCGGCTAATAGAATATTAAATACATTTATTGAAAACACAAATTCAAGTGATAACACCGCAGATGGTAACGAACAACAAGGTTTAAGCAAAGCAGTTAAACCAAGGACAGATGTATAATGGCACAATTTTGGTATGATCAACAGATAAGAAGGTACTTGCTACAATTTGTACGTATCTTTAATGGCTTTCAAATTCAAAGTGGTCAAAAAAATGCAGGTGGTACTGCTTCACAAACATATAGAACTGTGCCAATGCGTTATGCAGACATGTCTAGAATGGTTGCACACATACTACGTGGCAACACAGAAAACGCACTAAACTCTGCTCCATTTATGACTTGTCATATTGCTAACATGAATATTGCAAGAGAACGCAGACATGATCCAAAATTAATTTCATCACAACAAGTACAGGAACGCAAGTATGATGCTATCAACGATCAATACACAGCAGAACTTGGCAATACATATACAGTTGATAGATACATGCCTGTGCCCTATGACTTAACCATTAATGTTGATGTGTGGTGTTCAAACACAGAACAAAAACTACAGTTGCTAGAACAAATACTTACACTGTTTAATCCCACAATAGAAATTCAAGCAAATACTAATCCACTAGATTGGACCAACATCACAGTTGTAGAACTAATTGATATCCAATGGTCATCTAGATCAGTTCCGCAGGGTGTTGATTCACAACTAGACATTGCTACACTTATTTTCCAAGTGCCAATTTGGATCAATCCTCCAGCAAAAGTTAAAAAGCAATCAATTATTCATGGTATCATAAACAGAATTCATCTAGATGATAATCTCAGTGACCTTGAATATGACAAAAACATGCAGGACTTCTTTGATCAATTCAGTAACCTAGAAGAAATTGTTGTTACACCACAAAATGCACAGATTGATGTAACAGGCAATACAATTAGTTTATTAAATGCTCATGGTGTCAACGAAGGATATTCATGGAAAGAGTTTTTTGAGCAGTATGGTGAGTTCCAAGCATCAACTTCAAAAATAAAATTAAGACGTGCATCAGATATAGAAGATTCAACACAAGACATTGTAGGCACTATTGCATACAATCCAGTTAATGATAATCAATTGATATTCACTATTGATTCTGCAACCTTGCCTACCAACACACAGTCTGCTGTTTTAAAAATAATAGATCCACATAAAAACACACCAGGAGATGGCACACTGGCAACACAACAGGCAGGACAGCGATATTTGATTATTAATGATATTGTTGAAGGATCTAGCAATTGGGGTACTGTGGTTGCTTCAGCAAATGATATTATAGAATTTAACGGAACACAATGGACTGTTTCATTTGATGCTAGTGCTAACGAATCATCTACTCATTATGTAACAAATACCACAACTGGTTATCAATATCAATGGAATGGCAGTGAGTGGATTGATACATATCAAGGTCAATATAAACCTGGCTATTGGATTTTAAATCTAGCAGGTGTATAATTCAATTGACTATATAACACATCCATGCTATAAATAGAGTTATGTATGACGCTGTAGGAGCCACATTTTTATCTCAAGACACAAAAAAATTTTGTCTAAACAAAAGATCAAAAAGCGTTAGTAATTCAAATACCTGGAGTTTTTGGGGTGGCAAAGTTGAACGTGGGGAAACTGTTATAGGCGCATTAAAAAGAGAAATCAAAGAAGAAATAGGCTTTATTCCAGAAATAATCAAAATACATCCACTAGACATATATCAAAGCAGTGACGGACACTTTATGTATCATACATTTGTTATTGTTACACCAGAAGAATTTGTTCCAAACTTAAATCACGAATCACAAAGTTATTGTTGGACTAAAATTAATCGTTTGCCTAGACCACTACACCAAGGAGCTCGTAAAACACTATTAGATAAAAATAATGTTAAAAAGCTCAAACTGATAGTAAATAGTATTAAGTAAGTTTACTTAATAACAACAGGATTAACACAGTGTCAGGTATTATCAGTTTTAACCAGGCTAAAATAGCCTATGCTCTCAATCAATTTGAAAAAGACAGCATTGTTACAGATTTTATACTTGAAACCATCTATCCAAACATACAAACACAAGAAGATATCAACCAAGAACTAGCAGAATACTCAAAATCAAGTAAAAAAAAATTTTTTAAAATACTACAAAAAATACAACAGGCAGTCAAACAAATGACCAGTCAAGAATCTATGGATATTAGATTCACCCTTGAAGATGATTATTTTAATCTACTGCAAAATCTCAAAACAAACAATGTAAAATACAAAGTGCCATCTATTCTTATAAAATATAGAAAAGATATTAATCCTATAAGAGCATTGAGATTTGAACTTGAAGAAATTATGGCTATGCCTGAATCAGATGATGACTATCACATATGGTTAATTAGACAATATAAAAATGAAGAAAAAATTAATAACATTATAAAAGATATTAATGCTGATTTAAGAAGTATTGTAAAAATGCAAGAAAAATACAAAGACGCTAAAAAAGAATATCCTTATTTTGTATTACCAATGAGTTATTATCACTGTATTGAAATTGAAACTGATATGAAAAGTTGGATTAAAACTCTAAAAGAATTTTTAATTTGGACTCAAGATTCTATCAACAAAAGATATCTTTAAACAACAATATTAATTAGTTTGATTCCTGCATCATTGTTATCTTCTAAAGATTTACCAATCACACAATACCCTGCTGGGGCTGGACTATCATCTGTTAGAGTTGTTGCTGTACCTGGTGTTACATTAGTTACAAGTAGATCACCTTTTTTAACAGGACCTTCAACTTTACAAGGAACTTTACCACGAAGTGCAACTGCAACACCATCTGCATCTTTGTTCATTAGGTAGGCTGGTGCTGTTGATACTACACCTGCTACTCTGTGATCTAATAATCTATTACACTGTGTAACTTCATGCTCTCCACCAAACACAACAACTGTACCAGGTTCATAGTCTGCATCTGATTTATAAATCTCTGCCAAGTCAGCATACTGTGCCTGAGTTGCTGTTAGGTATGCAGTGGCCGCCTGTATGTCTGCGTTTGCTGTAGCACTAAGATCAACATCTGCCGCAGTGTTTGTTGTTGTTGCCGCTACCCATCTATCATCTGTTTCATCCCAATACCATGCGGCATTGTCTTCAGCAGTACCACGTTGTACCATAACACCACCATCATTGGTGTTGTTTGCTGGTTGTGTACCGTGTTTATTTAATAGCATGATAGCATCTTCAACTTCGACGTTGGTTACTTCAAGCGTTGTTGCTGTACCTGTAACTGTTAAGTCACCGTTAATTTGTACAACACCTGTGCCTTGTGGATCTAATACAATATTGTTAGCACCTGTTGAAATAATTGAATGTGTTTGTACATCTAAATCCCCGCCAAGTTGTGGTGATGTATCTTC